AGGCGCTCAGTCATAATCGAAGAATATTCTTAGATAAATTGCGTGAGTACAACATCCACATGGACATCATCCCAGGCAATCATGATGTCTATTTCAAAAATACCAATGAACTCAATTCCCTGAAAGAATTGATGGGTCACTACATGAACGAGGTCGACATTCTTATGGATCCGATCGTGCGTGACTACGATGGTATTAAGTTCGGTCTTGTACCTTGGATCTGTCCAGAGAATGAGGAAGAAATTAATACCTTCCTTGATAATTGTGGGGCAGATGTTATTGGTGGTCACTTTGAACTTGCTGGATTTGAGATGGATAAGGGTCTAGTATGTAAAGAGGGTATGGACTCCGCACCGCTACAAAAGTTCGAGACGGTCCTGTCCGGACACTTCCACACCAAGTCATCGCAGGGTAACATACACTACCTTGGTGCCCAGATGGAGTTCTTCTGGAACGACGCACACGACCCCAAATATTTCCACATCTATGATACAGAAACACGAGAACTCGTTCCCGTGAAAAATGATGTGACTATCTTTCACAAGATCTACTATAACGAAGATCAGGTTAACTACTTCGAAGATCTCTCTTATCTTGATGGCAAGTTTGTCAAGTTGATTGTGACTAATCGATCGGACATGAAAAAGTTCGAAAGGTATGTGGACCGCATCCAACAACAAAAGATTCACGAACTGAAGATCGCCGAAGACTTCCGCGAGTTCCGTGGTGAGAATGTGGGTGACAGTGAAATAAGTGTTGACGACACTGAAACTTTAATCTATAATTATATCCAAGATGTGGATACTGACTTAGATAAAGATCGAATTAAAGGACTTGTGTCGGAACTAATGGTAGAGGCGCAGAGCGTAGATGTTGCATGATTAAATTCCAGAAACTCCGTTGGAAGAATTTTCTTTCGACGGGTGATTACTTTAATGAGATCGACTTCCTAGAGAACCCAACAAACTTAGTGGTTGGTGAGAACGGCGCGGGCAAGTCCACTATGTTGGATGCCCTGTCGTTCGCTCTCTTTGGTAAGGCGCATCGTAAGATCAATAAAGCACAATTAGTAAACACCATCAACAATAAAGACTCCAGATGTGAAGTCGAATTCGTTGTTAATGGTGTTCAGTATAAAGTTATTCGTGGTATCAAACCCGCCAAGTTCGAGATTTGGAAGGACGGTACCATGCTCAATCAAAGCGCACACGCGCGTGAGTACCAAGAGATTCTTGAGAAGAACATCCTACAGATGTCTCACAAGAGTTTCCACCAAATTGTTGTTCTCGGTTCGTCGTCTTTTATCCCATTCATGCAACTCAACTCTACTTCTCGGCGTGATGTGATCGAAGACCTTCTTGATATTAACATATTTTCCAAAATGAATGTGATACTCAAGGAGAAAATCTCTCTCCTCAAAGGCGAGCTCGAGAACAACAACCATTCTATCGAGATGGTTAGAACACGCATATCTTCTCAAAAGAAGTATATCCGTGATCTGAGTGCCATTAACACTGCGCATCGTAAAGAGAAAGAAGAAGAGATCAAAAGTCTCAACGACGATATCGCAACTTTCAATGAAGTCAACGCAGAACTGTCCGAAATCGTCAATAATTTGTTACCTTCGGTCACAGAAGAATTAAGCAAAATGCGTACCAATAAGACTAAATTGGAGAAGTATCGCACTAAATTTGACACACAGGTTAAGTCTGTTGTTAAAGAAGCAAAGTTCTTTGATGATAATGAAGTGTGTCCTACATGTGACCAAGACATAGGTGATGAACTGCGCAACAGTAAAAAGTCTGCTGCGAATGAACGTGCACGTGAACTTCAGAAACTCATGGTTCAGGCGGATGCTCAGTTGAGTGATTACCAAACCCAGATCGATAAACTCGAAGAAGACATGGCAGATCTGTTGCATAAACAAAATCTTATGAACAATAATATGCAGTTAATCGCTCGTCTAACTCAGAACGTCCAGAAGATCCAGAATGATCTCGCAGATATGGCTGACAGTTCTGGTGATATGTCACAGGCAAACAAAGATCTCAACAACCTTGATGAAGAGTTACATACACTAAACGACACCAAGTACACTCTCAATGAGAAGTCTTCGTACAATCGTGTTGCGTCTGAACTGCTTCGCGACACGGGTATCAAGACCAAGATCATCAAACAGTATATTCCGGTCATCAACGAACTCACCAACAAGTATCTACAGACGCTGGACTTCTTCGTTCACTTTGAGTTGGATGAGAGTTTCAACGAGACCATCCGATCGCGTTACCGTGACACTTTCTCCTACGACTCGTTTTCAGAAGGTGAGAAACAACGCATCGACCTATCCTTACTCTTCACTTGGAGACACATTGCCAAGATGAAGAACTCCGTATCAACCAACCTGTTGATCCTAGATGAGACATTTGATTCGTCTCTCGATGGTGAGGGCGTCGACAACCTAATGAAGATCATTGACACTCTCAAGGAAGACACCAACGTATTTGTAATCTCTCACAAGACCGAACTGGAGGACGCCCACTTCGAACGCAAACTGTCGTTCGTTAAGGACAAAAACTTTAGTCGAATGCGAGATATTACTTGACACTGACTGGATATTGTTGTATAATGTCCCACATATTAACTGAGGAATCCACATGGAACTATCAACCAGAACTGTCGAGATCCTACGAAACTTCTCGACGATTAATCAAAACATCGTAGTCAATGGCGGCAACGTCATCAAGACTATGTCTATCGCAAAGAACATTGTCTCTCAAGCAGAGATTGATGAAACCTTTCCTAGTTCATTCGGTATCTACGATCTGTCGGAGTTTTTGTCGGTGTTGTCCCTTGTAGACAATCCTTCAATCGAGTTTGGTGAAAACTTCTGTACCGTATCAGACGGCAGTGGTCTTTCCTCAGTTCGTTATTTCTACTCAGATCCAGAGATGCTTTCTGCACCTAAGAAAGAGATCATCATGCCTGAGTGTGAGGTCAGATTTCTACTCACTAACGAAACCCTAAGTAAGATCAAACGTGCATCGTCTGCATTGGGTTATGATGAAATTTCAATTAGTCCCGATGGAAACGCTGTACGTATTGATGTCGTTGATATTAACAATACGACTTCAAATTCATACTCAATTCAAGTTGAAGGTCAGTTCCCAGAGGATGCAGATTTCAAATTTGTTATTGGGGTAAATAACCTGAAATTGTTGGGTGATGATTATGAGGTTTCGATTTCAACTAAGTTGATTTCTAGTTTCCGATCAACATCTGGCAAAACCGAATACTTTATTGCACTTGAAAAGTCATCAACATACGGAGCATAAAATGACTGAAGACCAAGCTACATTTTACGACCTCGCAAACCGCGTTGCCCGTTCATGTGTCGCAGTAGTTGATACTGTTGTAACACGTGGTGGGTTCAAAGGTGAGGAACTTACAACTATCGGACAACTACGTGACCAAGCAATTCAAGTGGTTGCGTTGTACGAGAAGTTGGCAAAAGAACACGCAGAGTCAGCCGCAGAAGAAGACTCTGAGTAAACCCTTTGGGGCGGTGGGTAACTTCTCTTTCACCGCGAATACTTTATTATGATCCACCCATCGCCCCGTTTTTTATGAAACTGTATGATCCCCTAATCGCAAAAGAGACCTCAATCCATGTTGCACTTGGGACGGTCATCAACTATCCACTTAACATTTTCTATACATGGTTAGCAGTTGTTAAGTGGGGTATCACGGACCCTATAACTTTGTCCACCATTCTTACTGTCGGAATATCCTTCGTAGCGTTCACTCGCATATACATAGTAAGGACTCTTACAGAAAGACGTAAGACCAAACTTAATAAAGATATGCCGCTATAGCTCAGCCGGTAGAGCAACTGACTTGTAATCAGTAGGTCCGGAGTTCGATTCTTCGTGGCGGCACCACTTTGGAGACACCGTGAATTTATCTACTCAGGTATCAGACGCATTTGCTCGGTCTATGACTGCGTTCTTCCGTCTGTTTGCAGATCTCTTTTTCCGCAAGCGTTACGGTCACCGCGCACTCGTTTTAGAAACAGTTGCGGGTGTGCCAGGCATGGTCGCGGGTATGATGACCCACCTTTACAGTCTACAGGCGTTTAAGAAAGGTCACGGTACCAAGATCCACGAGATGCTCGCAGAGGCTGAGAACGAAAGAAAACACCTCATGTTTTTCATGGAGGTGATCCAACCGTGGTTCATTGAACGTGTAATCATCATCCTTGCCCAGTTTATCTTCTGGCACTACTATTTGGTGATGTTTGTTCTATTCCCCCGAACCGCACACCGCATGACTGGATACTTCGAACAGGAAGCGGTACAAAGTTACACAAACTATTTGGAACTGATCGAGTCCGGAGAGATCAAAGATGTCCCCGCACCACAGATCGCAATTGACTACTACAGCGAACTCCACGAGTTCTCTAAGTTGTCTGATATGATTAAGTGCGTCCGTAATGATGAGATGCACCATGCTAAAGTCAACCACGCATATGCGAACGGACGACTATAGGATAAATTGATTGTTTTTATCGATATAACCGATCGTATTTGTCACTTTGTTATAGATAAATAGATTGGAGAAATCGGTTTACACGAAGGGGATAATGCGGTATAATGTCCCCTTATTATATTATGGAGTGGTAAATGAGTAACGAATTCTTATGGGTGGAAAAGTACCGCCCAAAAACTGTATCCCAAACTATCCTACCCACAGAACTGAAAGAAACGTTTCAGAACATTGTGGACGGTGGAGAAATCCCGAACATGATGTTTAGTGGGACTGCTGGGACAGGTAAAACTACAGTCGCTCGTGCGATATGCGAGGAACTGGAATTAGATTACATCGTAATCAACGGGTCCGAAGAAGGCAACATTGACACACTACGAGGAAAGATCAAGCAGTTCGCCTCTTCTGTCTCGTTGGCTGGTGGTTACAAGGTCGTCATCCTTGATGAGGCGGACTATCTAAATCCCCAGTCAACCCAACCCGCATTGCGTGGGTTCATCGAGGAGTTTTCGAAAAACTGTAGGTTCATCATGACCTGTAACTTCGAAAACAAGATCATCGACCCATTACACTCGCGATGCACTAAGATCGCGTTCAGCGCCACCAAGAAGACTCTCCAGTCTCTCTCGGCGGAGTTTATGCAACGCGCGATGACCATTCTCCAGACGGAGGGTGTAGACTATAATAAGGATGTCCTTGCGCAGGTCATCATGAAACACGCACCGGATTGGAGGCGTGTTCTGAATGAGTTGCAGAAAGGATCGATTTCGGGGTCACTGAACGTGGCGTCTGCTCTCGACGGTGAAGTCGTAGATAACTACACTCAGTTGTTCGGCGCAATCCGTGATAAAAACTTTAAGAAGATGAGGACGTGGGTCGTCAATAACATTGACGTAGAACCAGCGGCGGTATTCCGTGGTGTCTACGATCGCATGTATGACCATGTCTCCCCGAATAGTATTCCACAACTTGTTTTGATACTTGCTGATTATCAATACAAGAATGCGTTTGTCGCAGATCATGAATTAAACATGGTCGCCTGTCTCACAGAGGTGATGGCAAACGTGGAGGTCAAAGCGTGAGTCCGTTTGATTTCCTAAACAGCATTAACAGTACCAAGGTAAATTTACTCGATAAGGATCCGGAAAATATTAATCAATACAATAGCTTCCTAGTAAATAGGTCGCTTTCATACTTTCCAGATACTGTGTTAATTAGTAACGAAATGAACAGGTTGCATCATATAGATGCGAGACTTCAACACGATTTTCTTATAAATATTATACGTAGGAAAAAACGTTTCTCGAAATGGGATAAACCCCAAAGTACAGATATCGAGTGTATCAAAGAGTATTACGGATATAGCGATTCCAAAGCGAAGCAGATTATTGGACTCTTAACCTCGGCACAATTACAAGAACTCAAAAATAAGGTTAATAAAGGTGGAAGAGAATAATCTAGTTCAGTGGAACTCAGAGATGATGTTAGAGATCACCCTAGCAGAACCTGATGATTTCCTAAAAGTTAGAGAAACCCTTACCAGAATAGGAGTTGCATCAAGACGCGACAACACCCTATTTCAATCGTGCCATATCCTACATAAACAGGGTAGGTACTTTATCGTCCATTTTAAGGAGTTGTTTTTACTGGACGGTAAAAAGTCAAACTTAGAAACGACGGACATGGAACGTCGTAACACGATCGCAACCCTTCTACAGGATTGGGGTCTGGTATCAATCGTAAACCCAGAAGTTGCACAAGATTGCGCTCCTATGCGACAGATCAAAATAATTTCGTATAAGGAAAAGTCAAAGTGGAATCTGCAACCGAAATACAACATCGGTAATAACTAATGGCGAAAGAATATTATGACATTTTTGAAGGTCGCGAAGACAATATTCGCGACAAAGTCCCATTCATAGGTCGACTTCCTTTTGATATGGAGTCGAACTATGGGTGGACGCAGTTCATGGAAATGATGGACTCGCATCCAGATGACCTATACGATCGTAACTCAGATAAGATGCGTATTGGTCTTAATGCTTTTCATTCTCGCGGCAGTGCGCCAGAGTTTGCAAAGAACATTTACGAAGAAATGCAAGAAGTATTTTCACTTCACGAAAACAAGATCACTAACATTGCGTTTAGTGGATTTGGTCGTGCCAGTGGATCTTATCCTTGGCACAAGGATTCGATGGACGTATTCTTGGTTCAGGTTATCTCTACCGTGGGTCTCAAAGTAGAACACATTAATAACGAGGAGCCTTTTGATTTCGAGCCAGGTATGTTCGTCTATTTGCCAAGGGGAACCCATCACCAAGTATTCCCAAGGGTGTCTCGTGTTTCTTTCTCGTTCGGTGTGGAGGGTGATCCGGACCCATCAAAATACTACTAAGGAAATTCTCATGTCTGGTAAAAACGTTGTATCGTTATCAGAGGTCTTGAAAAGAAAACAGGATAAAGAGAAAGAACTTGAAATGTATCGAAGACATCTCACAATGATCGAAGACCGCATGGCCTTCCTAGAGATGGATCGAAAAGTTACGACGGAAATCATCGAGATGATCGAAAACGATGCCGTCGTAGTCGTTGATGATTCTCTACCTATTATACGTTTAGATGATGACGACTATGATGACCTAGATGATTGAATAGTGACATATTCACACGTCTAGTGTTACCTTTATACTCATAACGAGTATATATACTATCGACCTGCCACATAAGTGGGGGTTATTTTAAACTTGCTTAAAACTAAGGAGTTAGCAACATGACATTAACAGCAAAACAACTGTTCCCACGTTCAGCATTCGTCGGATTTGATACTATGATCGACGAACTAGACAGGGTCGCACGACACTCGGGTGATACGTTCCCCCCGCATAATATTCTAAAGACGGGAGAGGATCAATACCTAATCGAGTTAGCCGTCGCCGGTTTCACGGAAGACGAACTCGAAATCGAAGTAAAGAACCGAACACTTAGCATTCGAGGGTCTGTAAACGACACTAGAGAGTATATTCATAAAGGCATTTCGACGAAAAGATTTGAACGTCAGTTCCGTCTGTCGGAGTATGTTGAAGTAATGGGAGCTGATTTCAGGAACGGATTACTAGCCATTTCATTGGAAGTAATAATCCCTGAAAGTCAGAAGCCTCGTAAAGTAGCAATTAATTCGGGCGTCACTTATCAATCGACCCCGCAACTTTTAAACGAGGAGAACAACAATGGAGAAGAGCAACCGAGCCAACTCTAGGTTAGAAGAGATGGGTTGGATGTTCGCAGGACTATCAAGCGTATTCGTGGTAGCCGTCTGTGTCCAACAACTAATGTAATAAATAAGGGAACTTAGGTTCCCTTTTTTTATACATGAACATAAATCACTACAGACAAAAAGGTTGGGTCGTCATTGAGTCCGCACTAAACCCACACGAAGTCGATATGGTCAAACGCATCGGTGAGGAGATGCGCCTCCATGCCGCAGATTATTCCACATGGAGTGGTATCTCGTGCGCGGGCAACTTTGACGATCGACTGTTTCAGTCTTATACCAGTGATGTTATGAAAGGACTCGCGCGTGAGATCTTAGGGGATGAGGTCTATCTCTTCAACGATCAGATCGTCATCAAACTGCCCAATGACCGACTCCGTTTCGAACCTCACAAGGATAACCAATACGGACCCAACAGTGACGGATCCGTCCATACGGTCAATATGTCTTGGATACTTGACGACTTCACTGAAGAGAACGGCACACTTGAGATACAGAGTCAAGACAACGGAGAGTGGGTTACTATATACCCTAAGAAAGGTGACATCGTAGCGATACAGGGGAACACCTATCACAGATCCGGTAAGAACAGATCTATCTACAGTAGAGGTTTGTACGCTTGTGTTTACACGGAATCCCCGATACACCTTGAAGGATTTTACACTCAGAGATTCGTATGAAAGTAGTTCAGATCGTCATAAAGGGAAACGAAGTATCCGAAGAATATGCAGCACTCTCGCAGTATTCATTCGAACGCGCTCTGCGTGAGGGTTACATTGATTCGATAGAGAAGTTCGACGCAATCACCCCCGACTCCGAAGACTTCCAAGAACACGTAGACCGATACACATGGTCTCGTAGTTTGATGACACTGGACAATAAGAAGTTCGGTCAACCAAAGGACGACCACTCGCCTACAGAGAAGGCTGGGATGTGTTCTCACTGGGAGATCATGCGTCAGTGTGCGGTTAGCGGTGAACGCGTGTGGGTCATCGAACATGACACGTGGATGTTGGAAGAACGGTACGAGTCTTTTAAGGCTCTGGTCACTCTAACACCCGAAACTCTCTATGCAAACATTGGACTGTTCATGGGTATGTATTCTCTCGACCCAAGATTCTGTCACTGGGCGTATCACATGTTGACTACCAATGACTTTCCAATAAACTGCGGTCCTTACTGTGTTCTTCAACGTCTTTTCAGAACATACACCACAAATCACCTATCACATCCGGATATTAATTACTACGGAAAGCACGTTACTTCTTTACACCCATGGCATAACTGTGATACTATAGGCGTTGGTCGTGAAATTGGGAAGTTCTTTAATACAAATGATCCATTGGATAAATCACACGGGTTGCCTACGCCCACAACTCAGGTTGTTTCGAAAAGACTCGCTGTCACTCAGGAACATCACAGTTACAAACAGCAGTTACAAGACGAACCTTGGAAGAGGCATAAATTTTTTCACGTTATTGATTGACATAGCCTTTACAATGGGGTATAATACGTCCCATGAGTAAATTTTATACATCCGTGTTGCGAATGGGCAACAACATACTATACCGCGGCTATGACAATGGACAACAGTTCAAGTTGCGCGTACCCTTCAAACCTAAACTCTATGTTACTGGGAACTCTCCGTCAGACTGGAGAACTCTAGATGGCACCTCTGTCATGGAAATGCAGTTTGATTCCATGAAAGAGGCGACTGAGTTTACAAAACAATATCGTGAGGTCTCCAACTTTAAGGTCTACGGTATGACCAACTACGCGATGCAGTTCATCGCGGAGACCTTCCCCAATAACATTAAATTTGAACGTAAAGATGTTCGAGTTCTAAATATTGATATTGAGGTCGCTTCCGATCAAGGGTTTCCTTCTCCAGATGTTGCGGAACATCCCATAATCTCTATCGCCATTCGTAAGAACGATGGCATGTATTGGGTCTGGGGTCTCAACGACTACACGCCCACGCGCGAGGACGTTCTGTTCATCAAGTGCGACAACGAGGACGACCTACTGCGTAAGTTCGTAGACCATTGGGTTACCTATTCACCGGACATCATCACCGGATGGAACACAAGATTCTTCGATATCCCCTACATCGTCAACCGATGCTACCGAATGTATGGTGACGACACGTTAGTAAAACGTCTCTCACCTTGGGGCGCGGTACGTGAACGTGTGCAGAAGATCAATGGACGTGAAAATCAAGAATACATCATTGAGGGTATGGAACATCTTGATTATATTGAAATCTTCAAAAAATTTACATACAACACCTTGGGACAACAAGAGTCGTATCGACTTGACCACATCGCCCACGTCGTCCTAGACGAACGCAAACTCTCATATGAGGAACACGGAAACCTACACACTCTCTATCGTGAGGACTACCAGAAGTTTATTGACTACAACGTCAAAGATGTGGAGTTGGTGCACAAACTTGATGAAAAACTCGACCTGATTTCTCTGGTTCTGACTATGGCGTATCGCGGTGGTGTTAACTACGGAGATACCTTGGGTACTACGAATATTTGGGACTCGATCATCTATCGACTCCTGAACAAGAACAAGATCGCGATCCCACCCAAGACCGAAAAACCGAAGACCCCATACCCAGGCGGTTACGTGAAAGAACCGCAGGTAGGATCCCATGAATGGGTCACCTCGTTCGACTTGAACTCTCTATACCCAAACATCATTGTTCAGTATAACATGTCTCCAGAGACCGTTATGGACGGTCTGGTGGACGCATCGGTAGAGTCTTTCCTTGATGGTCAACAGATCCAAGGTGAGGGATATTCTCTCGCGCCTACGGGTGTGAGGTTCTCTCACGAACATAAAGGCATCATTCCACAGATCATTGAACAATATTACTCTGAACGTCGAATCATTAAAGATGAGATGTTAAAGTTAGACCAAGAGTATCAGAATAATCCTAACAAGACATTGCAGTATAAGATTACTGCATTAAACAACCAACAGATGGCAATCAAGATCCTAATGAACTCACTCTATGGTGCGTTGGGTAACAAGTGGTTCCGTTACTTCGATCAACGGGTCGCAGAGTCTATCACGATGGCCGGTCAGTTGGCGATCAAATGGGCAGAGAGGGCGGTTAATAATGAAATGCAAAAAATACTTGAAACTGAAGAAGACTATGTGGTGGCAATTGATACGGACTCTGTTTATATTAGGATGGGGGGCCTTGTTGACAAGTTTGCTCCTAAAAATCCAGTAAAGTTTTTAGACAAGATCTGTTCCACTCATTTCGAAAAGAAACTCGCTGAGTCATATGACAAGATGTCTATTGCTATGGGTGCGTATGTCAACCGCATGGAGATGGGACGTGAGGTGATCGCGGATCGTGGGATCTGGATGGCGAAGAAACGATACATCCTAAACGTCCACAACAACGAAGGTGTCCAGTACACAGAACCTAAACTCAAGATGATGGGTATCGAGGCAATCAAGTCTTCCACTCCGCAGGTCGTCCGCGATAAGTTTAAGGAAATCTTCCGCGTCATTGTGGAAGGTACTGAGACTGACACTCAAGGGTATATTCGTGACTTCCGATCCCACTTCAAGACTCTGCCTCCCGAAGATGTGTCTTTCCCTCGTGGTGTTTCCAACCTTGATAAGTGGATCGACCGTGAACATGTTTTTAAGAAATCATGCCCGATTCACGTGCGTGGCGCGTTG